GTTGCGGAGAGGCTACCACTATTATTCTGTAAAACTAATTGATTAATCCAAGAAATCCCTGCATCTGCCACCCCTGCTATTGCAGTTCTAAATCTAACAGCACCGTCAGAAAACATTATTGAATTGGCTTCATCACTTGCGTTTGTACTAATATATTTCCATGTATCCGTAGAACTGGAATGATAAGCATTAGCACTTACCCATGTTTTAGTCCCGTCTGCTTGAGTAGTTTCACTACTTAACCCTGCTGTACCACCAACCTGCAATGCACTAACTGTTGATGTCCATGTGGCGAGGTTTTCGGTTTCGATGCCTACGTTGGCGTTATTAGCTATCGTTAGGGCATCTGTGAATGTTGGAGTTGAGTCAAGTGATGCAAGTGCCCCAACTTTAAACACAAATGTCCCATGAAGCATTGCTATCGCATTTGATTCATCCGTAGATATTGTTTTGAAAGAACCATCATGATATAAATTATTCGTTAGATATAAATGGCGTGATGCCGCAGGTGTTGCATGAGCAAAGAGTGCCGCATTTCCACCAATCTGCAAGGCTCTCCATCCTGATTGCCAATTTTCCAGAGACGAAACGCCTATGCCTACATTAGCATCATTCGCTATCGTGAGGGCCTCTGTGAAAGAGAAGGATGTATCTGCTGTGCCTGCTACTGCAACCCCAAATGAATGAGTCCCATTTGATTGGACATATCTTGTAGCTTCATCATTTAAATATCTTGCAAATTGATTTGATGTGTTAATATAAACATTTTGACCAATTTGTAGAGAATTTCCAACTGCTTCTGTTGTAGTTGAATAAATAGACCCAGTACCACCAACTTGCAATGCTGAATAATTAGTATGCCACGCTTCTGGACTCGCATTCTGGATACCCACCACAATATTAGTTGCTTCCTTGATTGTTAGGGCTTCGACTCCGCCTACGAATCCAGACATAACATCAGACGCTGATTCACTCCAATAAGTATCGACGCCAAGATAAACTTTCGCTGTTGGATTTAAATTAATATCCCCACCAGTAGTTATACTAACTGGATTGGCACTTTCACCAAGTGGATATAACCAAATTCCTTGATCTGCGTCTAAAAAGATTGTGCGCTCTAAAGTACCAGCCACCTGTTGATATATGGAATAGTCGACATCCTCGGTTCCCGACCCTGTATCGGTCGCCGCAACTAAAACCTGTGCATTTATATCACCGTCAGCCGCATCGGTATCGTAATAATTAACGGTAGGTGTTGCGCTCGAAAGACTTGAAACACCCGCCGTAATAACTTCGGCGGTTGCTGTATTAACCGATAAAACCGAAACGCCCGCATCCGTTTCAACTTTAAATTTAACAGCCGCGTCGCCTTTAATCGACCAGGTGTCGGTATTACTTTCCGCCGTTAATTTGCTCGCTGTGGTGTCAAGTGCTGTTATATAATGTGTTGCCATAATTTTGTCCTATTTCAAAGCGTTATAATTCTGTATATCTTCGCCGATACTCAATTCGTGCCGGTACGTCAAAAGCCTATGATGTTTGCCCGCATAAGTTGAGAATAATTTTACATTATCTGCATTAAATGCTGTTGATGACTTAATCGAAACAACCGATTTAACCCCGGCAATTACCGAAGTTCCAACCGCACCATTAACCCTAATAGTTTCATCGATCCAACCCGTGCCAACCAATGTTCCGGATTCGCTGACAATCAAATCACTAACAACCGTCGTTCCGCCTGTCTCATTTACAATATTATTAGAGGCCGTGACATTACTACCATCTTCGGCAACAATAACCCAATCCGTTGCAATGCCGTTTGATATGCCTAATATATGCGTCCCATCGTCGAAATCAATTACATCCTGTCCATTTGTATCGGGCGTGACAACCATTACGGCGGATTTAATTGCGCCAACATCGCCATGATTCCACTGTCCATCGCCCAGGCAATTAAACGCGCCATCCTCAACACTCAAATCAAGCGTGACGCCGTTTATATCTTGACTGGCATCGGTAGGGTCCTCCCTAAATAAAACACCGGCAACGGTTTTCAATCCCATGAAACAAGTCTGCGCGCATCCGGATAACCCGGTAAGCCAAGATTGATTAACCAATGTTCCATCTTTGCCGTTACCGCTATAATCAAAAATATCTGTGCCACTACCCTCAATCATTGGATAGTAAGCCAATAAATCAGCTAAAACAACCGAACCATTATTAAATGATGAAGCCAATTTTTCAGGTTTTGAAGATGTGTTCGCAATGTCCTGTTCGTTAAATGTCGCTGACCAAAACTGCATATTACACATATCAATTTCGCCAAAATTGCCCGCTGCCTCGGCTAAAAATACCGCAGACGCATCAACCCCGGTCAATGATGTCAAATGGACAGTGTAAAATCCGCCCTGTTCTGAATCATCCCTGTCCAATCCATTAATAAATATTCTCCATGTGCCTGTCATAGTTTCGGAGAATCCCGCAGACGATCCAACCAATACGCCATTGCCTGTATCAATAATTCTTTCGAGAGATGCCGTCACCGTATTGGGAAATCTAATGTCGAATTGGATGGTTTTAACATTTTTGCCACCGCTAACATCCCCGCAGGATGCCCGCGCCGTCGTGCCATTAAAGCTAACCGCCCGCCCGAATTTATAAACCACATCGGTATTCGTTTTAGACGGTCGTCGCCCCGAGGTTGCATTTTTACGCGCTGTAAATGTAGTTGCCATTATTCAAGTACCAAAGTATTAAGGCCGGTGTCATCCGTAGCGTCGGCCTGTAATGACGCATATAATGAGACAGCCGCCGCCGATCCCCCTAAAAAGCCAGTGTAAGCCTGTAAAAAATCTGGATAACTATTATCAACGGCTGATCTTGTTTTAATTACACCCTTTGTAATAGGGGAATAAGCTAATAAATTAATATCCTCGGCGATTATTACAGCACCCCGAATTGCACCCGCCGCGAAATTAGCGTTTTCCTTACCCATATATAAAGCGTTTGAACCGGCTGTCCATGTCCCAAATACGCCAGAATTGTCTGAGGTTGTCGCTGTAAATAATGTGCTATTATTTATTGACATTCGCATTGTAATAGTCGAGCCGTCCCAGTAAACTTGTAAATTGTGCCATAATGATGGGTTGACAACCGCCTGATCTAATATCTCGCCCAGGTAATCACCTTCGGCATCATATATATACGCGGCAAATTGGTTACTCGCATTTAATTCGATCTTATATTCGCCATCCATCCAATAGATCGGAAACAATGCACTCAAGGCGTCTGGTAATACCCAAATGTTCCACATACAACCAGCGGCCAAATCTGTCGCGTCAATATGGTCGCCATTGGCAATCATAATATCGTCACTAACCCCATCTAATTGAGCCTGTCCGTCCGCAATAATCATATTTGATATAACCGGGTCAAGGTCGGAATGTGCGGGGACGGGCGCGCCACTTGGCGAACCGGAACTACCAGAGGACAACCCACCCATCAATCGACCGATGTTTAGTCCTTTGCGCCCTACGTTATTATATATGCCACCGTAAATCATTTATAACTCGGCGTATCTAAATTCTTCGCCTGCGGATGAACTCGTCACCTGCTTAACGTGTAAATAAATTCCCGATCCCAATTCCCTGGGGATTCGTCTGGTACGCGGATCATTTGGATTCGCGCCCCATCGTAAACTATTTGCTGTTGAAATTTGGTCCGCTGTTGCTGTGTTGTCGAACTTGTAATAAATATCACTATCACTAACAAATTCAATATGCATGGTGGGGGTATCGCCGTCGGTGATTAAAATTGCTCTCTCGGTTGCGCCTTGAATATCTACAACCGTTTTTTCCTCGTATCCGCTATTTGTATCTGCCCCGAGGGACATATTAGTTCTCACTGCACCTTCTAAATTAGCCATGTTTATAACCTTTCTTATTACGCGGTTTTGGGGGCAATACTGTTATAATTCCCTACCCGCTATTAATCAACTAAATTTTATTTATCGGCGGCCTTCGCTTCGGCTTTTGTCACCTTAGTTTTTGGCTTCGCCGGGACTTTTTTCTTAACTACTTTTTTAGGGACGAAAAATTCTTTTAACTGGTCCAATGTAACAATTTTGCCGTGTTTGCTATCGCCATCGGTTATCTGAATAATGTCTTTGCCTTTGATTTCCATTTTAAAATCTCTATTAAGTGTTAATTAAGGGGCGGGCGTAAAGCCCTACCCCTTAATAGATTAACCATTATCTAAAACAATGGAGTCAATATTGCATCAACTGTTTGAGCCGATAAATTCTCGTCAGTAGAATAAACTAACTGAATCCAATCATAGTTTAATTGGTCGAGTAATTCACCAGGTAAAACAATCTGCGTAATCATAGCACCGGCACTAACATCCAACGCGCCATCTGCTGACGTCTTATGGATTAGATAATAATGTGCATTATCTTCTAAAGTACCAGAACCTTGAGTTCCATCATTTGACGTACTGAATGGAGAGGTCGCTGATGCAGCGGTATCCGCTGTGAAACCCTGTAGTTCAATACTAAATGCTTGCCCAGTTGCAACTGCTAAAGCCGTTTTAGCATAAACACTGAGAACGATTCCGCCCCCTGTGCGTCTGCCAATATAGGCCATATTAGTTGAATCCCCGGCTGTTGCATTTGGTAACGCTTGCCCGTCAGAGAGCATTGTAATAACTTGTTTTCCGTAGTTAGCCATTATTTAACCTCCCTTAATCCAATGCGGTTGTTTCAGTGTCGAGAATGTTATCGTCTATTACGATAGGCACTCCGTCCCATGACCCAACCCTGTTGCTGAAATCAACTTCACTTGGTGCAATCTGCAATTTACTATTTTTCAATTCGCCCACAAGTCTTTTACTTGTGCGGTTCATGAAAATCAAAGTATTTGCAGGATTCGCCTTTACCCGTGCCAACATCGTATCCATTGCGGCAGAAGTCGGCTTATCACCTGCATCGTCCTGAATCTGAGTGATTGCGGCAATATCAAATGATGACGTTGACAATAAGCCAAGATAAGATTGATACAATACCTGATAAACGGGCTTTTTCGCGCCAGTCGTGGTATTAGTAACCTCTAAAGTTGGCTGTCCACCATTCATCACCAGGACATCCATTAAACCGGATGCGGCGGCAACCTGTGGATTAAATAGTATACCACAACCGTTACGACCTGGGCGGAATTTAACCGCAAAAATAGATGTTCGTGAGCCTGACGCCCCCCCCATCTGAGTTACGTTACTGTATGCTTTCGCCCAATAATGTAAACCTTTGATCCCGGCAGCATCGCCGAATGTGGCGTTATCACCGTAAATCAACTGAGTAGATGCGCCCTGTCCGTAGCCTTCATTAAATGCGGGCATATCGTCCCTAAACATTGCCTCGGGTCCGCCTGGGTATGAATCCGCAATCTCGATAGGTTCTGATTGAATAGCCTTCAAGACTTTTAAATCAGTCTGTAAGATATTATCATTAACCGTTACATCTGCCTGGCCTGTTCCGATGGTTGTTATAGAGAACGACGGGAGAGCGTCGATTCTTTTGTAAGTGTGAGAGATGTTTTTGTTCGCGGGTATAGCGGGAGAATCCATCAATATTCCAGATTCTTTCGTCAACTGGTCAATCGCGGCCTCGCCCTGTACACCAAACGCGGAAACTAACTTTCTCAGTGTTGCATTAGCCATAAACTAATACCTCCTAATTTCCAAATTTACCTTTAAATGGATCATGGGGTTTATCTCCATCATCGCCACCGCCCGGACGTTTACCGTCCTTCGGTGTCTTTGAATTTAATAGCCCAAAACCCTGTAATTCCGTGATTGTTGATAGGTTTGCCGCCATATCTTTGTCGGCAATGTCGTCCCATTTGGTATCGTCATCGGCAAGAACTAACTTACTTTTGATTTTCTCAAAGTCGGCATGATCTTTAATTGCGCCATGAACTGACATAAATTTAGATCGTGCATCCTTGAAATAAGACTTTTCAAAGCCCTGTAACCGCTCGAACTCTTTTTTCTGTTCTGGATTATCCGCATTTCCTTCCAATGTGGTAATCGTATCGGCCTGGGTTTCAATAGTCCCATTTAGTTCACGGATTTTTTCTTTTTTTGTTTTACCCTCGTGGTTTAAAGCATGAATATCATCATTTAAACCCTGAATAATAAACTTGAAAGAACTGTTTGCGCTATCAATATCTTTTAATAGCGTTTCAACCTTTGCGACTTCCTCGTCGCTTAACACTGTGCGAATCTTCGCTGTGAGTTCGTTTATATTTGTCATATCGTCCTCATTTCTTGCTAAAATATAATTAAATAAACTTATATAACAAATGGTAAATTGTTTTACCAAATAGAAACGCCCCGGACAAAGGAAGCCAAACCGGGGCGATACAGGGCAGAGATGAGACCCCGTTAAATATTAATAACCGTCGTCTCATCCTTACCTAAAAACTTATCCAGGGATTGATCGACTATCTTATGCGTTATCTTATCCATCTCTGGCGGTACTAAATTAGCCTCATTTGATATGACGCGCCCATTATCTGCCAACCACTTAATTTTAGCACCCTCGGACGTCCAACCCAATTTATAACCGTTATCGTTTACGCTCTTGGTTTGCAAATCATTCATTAATGCCTGAGTTAAAACCGGAGCGGTTGAATTTTTGAACTGCGACGCCTGCCCCTTAAATTTATTGTCGCGCTTCCGTTCGCCATATCCTTTAGAATAGCCTTTGAACTTGACGCCCTGCACATCCTTTTTATTTAGGAATGTCCATTTCTCCCAGAATAGGCGGGTCTTATCCGCCATCGATTGCCAGTCCTGTTTAGTTATTATCGGCATTAATTTGTCTTAATGTTTTTGGATCGCCGAATTTGTCCTCGGCTATTAGCTTTGTTTTAATCTTATTCGCCCGAAATTCCTGATTGATATTAGTCGCCGCCTGTGAAATCCATCTATGGCGACAATTAAACCCACCGCCATCACTCCGCGCACCGGGGAACTGTGAATCAACTTCATCCCGTGTCAATGCACCCGCCGAAATCATCTCTATGCAGATCGTGCGCGTCTTTTCATCCAGTGGACCAATATAAACCAATTTAGTTTCAGGCGGTAATTGGTTCTGCATCGCGACGTCAATTGTCCGGCTAAATGTACTCAAGGCCGTGTTTACTAACGTTTCTAATTGGGCCGGTGACAGCGTTGAGCCTGTGATTGCTCGTGCAATTTCGGATCGGCCTGCCCCGGTTAAAATTCCCTTTGCTACCTCATTCTTGACCGTATCCCCTAATTTGCCCAGATTAGCAAGGAACGACGCGCCCTCAATATCAATATATGATTGTATAATCGGGCCGGATAACGGGCTTACTTGTGTCAATGCGGATAATTCGGTAATGAACCCCGCCTGCAATACACCTTTGATTTGGATGTTCATTGCATCCTCGAATAAATCAAGTTGGACGGCATTAATTACGCGCCCGACATCCGCCGAATCAACATTGGCGGTAACTTCGAATAATGTCCCCGTCATCAATTCGGTTGTGTCGTCTATGATCTTGCGGATTTGCTGTTCAGCGGTCGCCATTATGGTGTCGCATTACCCGCTAACGCTGCGACCAGATTATCGACTGGCGTTACGACAATTCTTGGATCGGGCATACCGCGCTCAACTAAATGATCCAATGCGGCATCCCTATCTTTGAATTTATCCGGATCGCGTCTAATTAGAATATCGGCGGTGTCGATTATGTTCAATGCAATATCGTTTTTGTCGTGCGCATCCTGTTCGCTAACGGATAATATTTCAACTGACTCATTAAAATCAACATTGAAATCCTCGCCTAAATTCTTACCCAAATCAACATCGGCAACGATTTTCTCCAACTCAAATAATTCCTTTTCATACTTACGATATTTAGGTATGTCGCCGGTGCGCTCGTCCTGTAGTTCCTGGTTCCTTAATCGAATGGAAATCCCCGACTCGGCTGTCGTCCCCTCAACAAATTGCACGGGTAAACCGTGATTTTGTGCCAAACGCTTATATTTGCCATTAATCCCTGCCTCTATGGCCTCAACGGTATTAGGCGGGCTAACCATGCCAATCTCGCCCTCATCACCGACACGGGTTATTTTATCCGGCCCAACCTCTAAAATTTTAGGTAATTGCGGACCCGATGCGAACGCCCAACCAAACGACTGGAACTGAATATTAAAATCCTTATTCGTTTCATTTAGATTGATAGCCAAATTAGTATTGACCAATTCCCAATCAATATCAACACCCAAGAATTTTTCCTCTGGCTTGCCGTCACGGAATACATACAAATACGGCGACACGCCATAAGGATTATCCCGTTGATTTTCCCTTACCTGTAAATTAGATAATGAATTATAATCGAATGTGACTTCATCGTCCCAATATTGCCACATATCGACCGTACCATTATTATTTTTACTGGATTGGATAGGGAATGTAATACCAATCGGATTAAGCGGGTCATCGGCATAAACCGGCACAAAGCGCGTAATTAAATCATGCTCTAATTTCCCACCCCTGGTCGTCACGCCTATAACTTCTAATTGCAATAAATTGACCCATCTCTCAAGGCGTTGCATCTTAATATCTTTGTTCGCGTACAATTCCTTATCGACCGGCCTGCGTTTATCCCCGCCATCGCTCACCGTTCTAACCGGCGGTAACATATAAACCAACGATGTTCGTTTAATTATCCTGCCTGTGATATTGGTGTTCGCCATTGGACCCTTTTTACGGGTCTTTTCGGAATACCATTCTTTGGTGAAATCCTCGGTTATGCCATGATAATAATTCAATGCCATTGCTCTTGAGGCGTTCCAACCTTTATTTTGCAACTGATTCCAAAGAATCCACGCGTTTTTTAAATATTGATGTACCTGATTATCTATCATAGGAACCCCATTGATTAGAATTTACTGGGAATAAGAAACTTATTAAATACCCCGCCGCTGCGGTAATATCGAGAATCCCGATACCTTCCTGTTTTTTATCAAATCTGCCATCTGCGGTTGATTCAACACGGTTCCATCCGTTTACTGTTTCCGGGCAAGTTTTAGGATTAACGAAATAATGGGGCAACCCGTCACCCGCCATCATTCGTGAATTGACATTGTTCATTCGATCTTTTTGCCGGGGATTAACCGACTTGGCATGAACTTGGAAATTAGCGGGGTTATCCGCCAGTATCCGTAAATCTGTTTTGGTCGCGTTTGATTCGCGCGCCTTTCCCGTGCTATCCGGGTAAATATGTATCTTGCCGTTTTTGTGTGCGTCAGGGAATAACTCGATTATTCTGTCCCGCATCTCATAAGTATTCGAATTGTTTAAATAAATCTCGCCAAACTGATAAACATTGCGCCCCATAACGTGGTTCAATGTCGCCGTCATTGGGTTTACATTGAAATCCATGCCGATACGAACCTCTTGTTCCGGATCATATTTTAAATTGACATCCAGATTATGGATACCCCAAGCGTAATAAGCTAACCCGGCATAACTAACAAATTGCCCCCGGTATTCCTGATTAAATGATCGTTCATCTAATTCCATCTTTGCGGCGATAATCTCCGCCTCTGGTAACACATCACTCGAAAACCAATGGTAATAACACCAATCCGGATCGTCGGGATTCTCGGCAAACGCGCCAATGCCTTCGATTGTCTCGGGTATTGCCCCACCGCAAGCATATAAAGCCCGATCAAAATAATGATTCATGCCCTCGGGTACACCGTCCAATATTGCCCATCCATTGGTATCAGATAATAACGGCCTGATATTCTCCGACCAGGCGTGCGCCTTGATATTCGGATACTCGGTAATATGGCAACCATTCCAGGGCGACCCCTCAATCCGTTCCGGTTTATCTAATCCAATCACCCAAATCTCTGTCCCATTGTTTAGCCTGACATACAATTCGGTTTCGGATTTATACGATCTGTAATAATGAGTATCGCGTTTTAAATCGTTCCAGAATATACGCTTTGCCTGGGCATGAGTTGGCGCGCCGTAAAAATATCGATGCGATTGATTCCTTAACGCCTGCTGTAATAACTTCCGTTTTCCTAATAAAGTTTTGCGCGAACGTCTGCCGGGCGGTAATACAAAAAATCTATGACTCCAATCATTTAGATAATCTATTTGGATAGGCATAAGATCAACCAACGTAACGGGTAAATTATTGGGGTTTACGTTCTTCATAAGAATTATTAAGCGCGTCGGCTATGTCGGTTAAATCGATTGTTTCCGCCTGCCCTGGTGTCATTGGCATCGGCTTCCCTTCGGTGCGGTCGGCTAATTCGCGGGCAGCTTGGACATCGCCATTGATAGCCATTTCAATCTGCGAAGCGATTATAATGTGCCTCATTGTTAATTCGGTTGATAAGTGTATATCTTTCTTTGGTTTACCGTTAATTAATAAAGTAAATTTAATCTCTTTCGCACCGAGTAATTCGTTCGCAATATCGGCCCATGCCTTGCCCTTTTTAGGACGGCCTTTTGGGTTACGAACTTCACCCTTTTTGGCAGGGATTAGGTTGCCGTTACCCCCAACGCCTTTCCCTTTGTTTGCCCCTTTATTTTTTTTAGGGGTATTTGCCACTTAATTAATCCTGTTTTTATTCATATTTAGGATTAATATACAAAATTAATACTTTCCAAATAATGGTATTATTTTTTACCTAACGGATGGAATATTGTAGGCGGTACGAGGCTCGAACCCGCATTATCAAGATTGAAAGTCTTGTGTACTATTCCAATTATACTAACCGCCCATCGTTTAAATTTATTTTTTACCCCTAACGATTTTTCTCACTGATTCTTTCCCCAGATGGAATTTATTTTGGATTACCTCGATTGCTTTATCGTGGCTCATGCCTGCGATTTCCATGCCTTGCACCATTGCCCTAATCCGTAGGTCGCGGACGGCTTTGCGGTTGATTAGCGGTGAATAGTCGCGGGGGTTAGGCATTGGATTTACACCGCATTTGATGGTTTTGCATTTCTTCCCATGTGAAATTTTTATTACAAAGGCCGCAGGTGTATCTTATGTGGTGGGAGGGCTTTTCATCAAACTTCATCAAGTCCGTGAGGGCTTTTAATTTCTTTTCGAGTGTGCCAATGCTATTCCATACCCGCATAAATGCTTCAACGTTGTCATGGGCAATCCCTTTGTCCTTTGGCTTAATCTTAATCTCAACGCCCGATTCAGCTAATTCCATATCCACCCCCATCTGCTTCATCTCATCGTCGATTTCTTTGACTGGATCAAACACACCCCCATCTTGCTTTCCCTGATCTGCTAACGCTTTTAGGCATTTAGAACACTTCATGCAAGCGGTCCCGAATCGAATCGATCCCTTACAAGTTCTCACCCCATCCGATTGGGATTGGTCGGCTACCTGTTTTTTGTTCGCTTCGTTATATAGTTTGAAACAATTATCACATAAATATTCATCCTCATAAATATTATTAATCCCAGTGTTGGGACATTCCTGGTTTAGCGGCCCAACCACTGCCGCGCATTTTGGTTTGTCATCCGGCTCATCCAAAATCTTTTGGATCATTCCCTCAGCCTCTGCGATTGATGCTGACGCCGCTAATTTGCCGATTAGATCGGCGATTTTTCTTGCTTTAGTCATGTCTGTAAGCCCTTTCTGCTATGTCAACGACGGCAGATAATGGCAACGGGGTCCCGGCAAGCGCCTGGATTTCCCTTTGGGTGTATTTGCGTCGTTTGCGTTCTTTTAATGAAATTTGTTGATCGCGCAATTTTTTAATTATTGCTTCTAAATGTCGTTTGGCGGCATCGATATTACCGTTAATATCAACGGACATTCTCGCGCCCCATTTCTTGGCGATTAGTTTGTCGTCGTCCTTGAATATTTTCCATCCGCAGTGTGTCATTTAATCGTCTCCTTTGCATAGACGGCCAATAGAACCGCGTCTGCTGTTGCTAACGTTATTTTAGTTTTTGGGAATCTGGCTTGTGCCAATGATTTTAGATGGTTTTTCCGTGCCGTTTTGTTTTTGGCTTGTGCGGCTTTGTGCGCTTTGACGGCGAGATTGTAACCGGCTAAATCGCACCCACAAAATTCAGTATTATAATCCGCTTTCTTCGGTGCTTTCGATGGACAGACCG